TTTATATGTATTTTTCTCATAATCAAATTTTGTTTTTCATAGCCCGTGCCACCCAGTAGATAACACGGGCTAAAACCACATTAAAACGATGGTTTAGCCCCCCACCGTTACCTGCCATATTAAGACAGTGTTTCAAAATAAAACTTTCCGTTAAATGGCTTGTCAGGTTTTATATCGAAAAATTCAGCCACTTTTAATAAATACGCTTTTCGCTTAATGCTTTTTTCAACTTTTGGATTTTTTGGCAGTTTCTTTAGTCTTTCGTGTAATCCGCCTAAATACCAAGTTCTAAAAAGCTCTAAATCCATCGAGCCTTTATAATGATTTATAATTTTCTGAACGGGAAACATATTTTCTAAATTGTGGTCTTCTTCAAATTGCACCGTGCCATCATACCAATTTCTAACTATCGGCTTAACGTGGTCCACTTGCCAATCATCCTCAAGAGGTGTGCCTGAATAGGCGCAAAGTCCATCAAATTTTTGCTTTATAATTTCTCTATTTTTCTTTGAAATATACATTGATTGATAATTTAGTTTTTAAAGGGCGGCACATACGCCAAGCCGCCACAACGTTATTTCTCCCAAAAATAATGCGAGTTAATGGTTTTACCATACCCAATCTTGCCAAGTTCAACCGCTTTGCGTATATCAGGCATGGTGCAACCCTCATCGATTAAGTCTTTGAGGATTGCAAAAGTTGGTTCTATTCCGTTAGCTACTTTTCGTGCTTTTACGGCTCTGATTGCCAATATAACATTATTCATACATAATTTCTTTTTTAAACTTTATAGCCTCTTCCATTTCAATCGTGCATCCTCTTGAGCGAGCCCACCCAACGCAAAAGAAAATAATATCACATGAGCGCAAAGCCCAAACACACCACTCCATGTAATTTGCCCAAGTTGGCGGTTTATGTCCGCATAGTTCGTGCAATTTCTCTAAGTGCATACCTATTTCAAACGGATTAATTACATCGTAACCTTGCGCCTCGAAATGCTTTTGCAATTGTTCCGCTTTTATTTTACTTTTTTCTTCCATCCCCGTAATGGGGATGGAAATGTATAATCTTTTTTTCATAGATTTTTGTATTTTTTTATTTTGTTTTTTACTTCCTTAATCGGCGTTTTTGCATCGCATTCCAACCATGTTTTATTATCAACACGGTATATCTTTTGTTTCCTCTGATGCCTTTTAAATTCTTTTAGCACCCGTTCTGCCTTATCCCTTTCTTGTTTGAGTTCCGCTGTTGTCATTTTCTTCTGTTTTTTTGTTTTTAAAAAGGCAGCCCAGAATCATTACTTACTTGCTGCGGTTGAACAGGAAGTGGTGTTCCCTTGGTTGGTTGTTTTACTTCTTCCGCAACAACCGTTTGAACAGGCTGAAACTTTGATGGCGCCATGTTGCCCAAAATAGGTATTTGCTTTTTCTGTTCATCGCTCAAAGATTTATATTTTTCCTTGCTTAGTACCTGCTTCACTATGTGCGTGTTGCCGTATTTGCTGTTTTTTACTTCCAAAACATCTAATGTCATGTAAGTTCCCTTTTCCCCTTTGTAAAGGCTTTCTTTGTCAATTTTTGTTACGTCAATTCTGATTTGGTAGTTCATAAATTTGTTATTAAAGTGTTAATATATTCTCTTATAAGTAAAACCCGCTCCTGCAATTTAGCAATAATTTCAGAATCATATTCAAATTCAAATGTTTTAATCCTGAATTTTTTATCTAAGTGGGTATAATCAATTTCCATACTCCACGGTGTTTCAGGAGTATTAAGCAAAACATAATCCACAGATGCCTTTTTTAAGCCCGTCAGGTGCATATAAACCTGAACTTGATACTCATACCCCTTTGTTGGTATTTCAGTGTCAAATAAAGGAAATGTGAAAGCATCCCAGCTATTTTTTATATCATGTACTGAATCTTGTAGAACCAAATCAGGTTCACCGGTAAAAAAATCATCTTCAAAACGTTTTTCGTTTTTAATCGCAAAAGGTAAATCAAGCCATTCTATAGCTTTATCAATCGCCATATCTTCAAACTCAATGCCTTTGTTTATTTCCTTTGATGATATTTGTTTTTTTACGCCATAGATATTTTCTTTTATCCATTCATGCACAAAAGTCTTTGTTGTTTCCGATAATGCTTCATTTTTGTTTCTTGGGTTAGTCATTAAAGCACCTGCTCCCGAAGCACGGCATTTAAAAATTGGTAATTCAATCATGGTATTAATTTTTTAAGTTGTTCTTCAGCTTCCTCTGTAATGTCATATTTTTCTTTTACCTGTTCAATAGTGTAAGCACCTGATTTTATTGCATCACACACTTTACCCCAATTGGGATGCTTTTCGTTCATTTCTATTAACGTTAAATCAATACCATAAGATATTAAATCCTTTCTATTTAAGTCTGAACCGAATAGTTTACCCAAATGGTCTGCTGCATCTTTTATAGCAACAGATTTAGCATTAGGTAAAGCCATCACTATCGCCCCTTTATTTATGTTTGACATATCCATTTGTAAATGTCCTGAATCTTTTTTTGTCTGGACCTCTGATGCCCCAACGCCATCATGGAACATCCATTCTCCTGTTAAAGGGTCTTTATAGTGAATCCTTACTGTAACTTCAACACAATTCAATAACATACCCGTTTTTATAACCTCTATTTTATAGTTGTTTTTAAATAAAGATTTCAAAAGATATTCTACCCTTTCAATTGGAAGATATTTATATCCTTTTATAAACGGATGTTCTTTTACCCATTCTTTAGGCGGTTCCTGATTTAATGCGGCGGTTAGCTCTTCTTGTTTTCTGATTACCGCCAAATCAGAATAAAGGTCTTTTTTTACGATATTTGCCATAATTTTTTTATTGTTTATAACTACTTGCTAAATCTGTAAAACCGTTTTCCCGGGCTATCTCATCCATTGTTGGTACGATTTTTTCCTGTTCCCTTTTTTCGTCTTCAGCTTTTTCCTCGAGCTCGTTGTAACGTTCTTTTAAAAGCAAATAAAAACATTCTTCCAGGGCTTTTTTGGTGTCATCAGATACGGTTATATCCTCTATAAACTCATCGCCTACTTTATTTGTTACAGAGCAAGAAGAATCTAACTTTGTATTTTTATCTATGCTAAATTCAAAATAAAAATAGGTATTAAACCCGTGTTTTATTTCAATTTCACCAACACCGTTAAAGTCAGACAGCTTATTAAATTGGTCTGAAATTTCAGTCTGTAATTGAGTTAAAAATTTGATTAGTTTCATAATTGTTTTTTTTTAATTGTTTTTGCAAAGTAAATTTATATTGTACATTCACGCAATAGCTAAAACATGTTGTTAAGCATGTTTTTTAATCACAATTTTTTATCTGTAAGGGTTAGTGACTTCTGACAGTTTTTAATCCTGTCTTTTTCTCTCCGAATTTCACGGATGTAGTTTTTTGCTGCCCAGAAAATGAGCGTTAAGACTGTGCCGATAAAGGCGACACAAAGTAGTGCTAAGATTGTTTTCATTCGTCTTTAATTTTTAAAATTGATAATGTTGTTTCAATACAAAAGATTATAAACCCTGAAATTATCAGGGAATAGATGATTATTTCCATGTCTTTATATTTTTTTACTGGGTTGATTTTTTATCTGAGGGGTTAAACCCTAATTTCTCCAAAACAGGAACAAGATTTTTAATCTGCTCCTGTGTTAATGTGCGGTAAGGTTTACCAGTCAGAACGCCCCACAAACGCCCGTTTGGAATCCCTGCAAGCCGTTCTAACTGATTAACTTTAACACAATCACGGATAACATCATTATCCGTAAAAAATGATTTAATTTGTTCAATCATATACATACGCAAGTTGATTTATATGTTTAATAACAGTTTTTTGCTCGGATAGTATCATACTATTTTTTATCGGTGACTAATTAAATTTTTTCCTGGGAGGGGTGCAAATACTCTTATATTTTTCACTGGTGACTAATTAAATTTTCCCCTGGGAGGGGTGCAAATACTCTGATATTTTTTGCTGGGCGGTTATTTGCCCAAATTTGCACGCAAATAGTAAATGAGTACAATTGTCCCGTTTTACTATTGCGTGTAAATTAAAAGCTAAAAACATTCATATATCACCTGTTGTGTGCAAGTGCTACCGAAGTGCTAAACCGATAGCACTTGCATCTAATTCTTTTTCTTTTCTTTTTTCCTCACGCTCAAATTTCATTAGTCTATTACTTCAACTTTAAGTGCAGCAGCTATATTTCCAGAGATGCTAATTTCATTACCGTTTTCTTCGTAAAGCTTAATTCTGTCTTGTGTTGGTTGAGATTTTTGGGCTTGGAAAATAAAGGTTTTACCCTCCCATCCTTTTTGCAATACTTTGAATTTTTGACCATACTGCAAGGAATACAAGCTGACACCGCCTAAGTTGTTATAGGCTTCTATTTTTTTTAATTCAGCTTCCAATTCACCAACTTCAATGACTTTACAAAAAGGCTCTCCCCTTGATTCGATTTCATTGACCGCATAATCATAGTCATCATATATCTCTGCATCTTCTAATTTTACAGGGTTAAATGAGTAGTCCATTAACTCTCCGCTTTTCCAGTTTAAAATCACATAATTTTTCATTTTCTTTAAAATAAACGCCCTATAACATGTATATAGCAAAGCGGGGGCGGATTCCGTATTGCTACACTTGTGCTTTTTTGTTCCCCGGAGTTGAACCAACAACGCCGGGAATATGGGAAATTAATTCGTATATTGTTTTCATAATGTTTATTTTAACATATAATACCTTATTGTCGTTCCCCTCAAACTTGTTCTTGCGTCAATGTATTTTCGTCCATCTTCTTCCACCCGCGCAGAAACAATAAATGCCGGATTTTCCCAAGATTTAGCCACCCGCAGCTTTTTGCCTGTTTTTACCTCAACGTCCTTTAGTGTTAATTTGTCGGAGTATATTTTTTCACCCTCACGAAAAAGACTAAAACACGTTCCTGTAAAGTCTTCGATTTCCCAATAATTTGTTTTCATAATCTTTGTTTTTTTTGTGCCCACACTTTTTTTCGTGTGGGCTTGTTTTTTTGTTTTATTAAAATAAATCACCAGCAAATGCCATAACCTGTTTTTTCAGCTTATTAATCACAGCGTCCGTGGAGGTACTCTGATATTTTTTGCTGGGCGGTTTCTACATTCTTTGCATCAAATGCAATATATCCACCCAGTTGCGATGGACTGCCAAATGCAAAGTAAATTTGACCATCCGCCCTTTGCCCTATAAATGCGACCGTACGCCTGTTTTCTTTAATCTTCTGAATAATCATAATTGTATGTTTTAAATTGTTGTTGTTATTTGATATTGTAAAGATACAACTTAGCACCAATACTACGGA